ACATTCGTGGCCGAGAGCATGACGGGAGGTTTTTTAACAACCTTGTCGCGTGGCGTATCGAAAGCGCTTCACCGGCCACAAACGATCCTGGCGAAGCATATAAGGTTAAGGCAGCGGCACTAGACGCCAGCGCTGCTGATGGTGACGAGATTCCGTTCTAAATCCTAATAAGAAGAGAGACATGAGAACAGACCTTTTTGATGAGTGGCAAGATATTTGCCAGAACAAGCACCAAGGAAATGAGCAATCAACGCAAGCTTTCCAAACGAAAGTTGCGCCTACTTTAAGGCAACGACAAATCGAGGTTTTACAGGCAATTAAAAACGCTGGTAATCAAGGACTGACCTGCAAAGAGCTTGCCGAGGCTTGGGGGATCGGCATGAACGCAATCAGCGGACGATTTTCAGAGCTTAAAAAACTAGGCGAAATAGAGCCAGCCGGATCATCTAGAGATGGATCTAGACCTTATAAAAATACGCGCTTACTCAAGACAAGTTAACCTGGTTTTAAATGAATGAGTTGGCATTATTTGCAGGGGCTGGAGGAGGAATCCTTGGAGGTATGTTGCGAGGGTGGAGAACCGTTGCCGCCGTTGAAATCGAAGACTACCCAAGAAGGGTTCTTCTGCAACGGCAGGCTGACGGCCTCTTACCTAGATTCCCTATCTGGGACGATGTGCGAACCTTCGATGGAACAGAATGGAAAGGGAAAGTTGACATCATTACCGGAGGGTTCCCCTGCCAAGATATTTCATGCGCCGGAAAAGGAGCGGGAATTGAAGGAGAGCGAAGCGGTATGTGGAGAGAAATGGCGCGAATTATTGGTGAAGTTCGACCTAGATACGTTTTCGTGGAAAACTCACCAATGCTTGTGGGAAGAGGTCTTGCCAGAGTTGTTGGTGACCTTGCCAAAATGGGGTTTGATTCAAAATGGGGTATTGTGGGAGCGCACCACGTTGCCGCGCCTCACAAGCGCGACAGAGTCTGGATCATGGCCAACACCGAGAAGTTGCAGCGCGATGGCAGCAAGGATAACGCCAGAAAGTTGCCACAATCCAAAGCGGTATCCCAATCTAGAAACAATGGTTGGGAGGGCGATGTGGCCAACACCTTCGGCAAGAGATTGGAAAGATTCTCCAGGGATGGCGAAAAGCTCAATAAATCAGGACGGGACAAAACGAAACCGGTTAGATCAACTACCTCGACAGATTTATCACGAAAACCAAACTGGTGGTCTTCTGAACCCAAATTGGGTAGAGTGGCTAATGGGGTGGCCTGTAGGGTGGACAGACTTAAAGCCATTGGAAACGGACAAGTTCCAGCAGTGGCAGCGCTTGCATGGGATATTTTAAGCAAGGGCAATCACGCCTCAGAATAAAAAACTAAAAAAGTTTAAAATAGGTGTTGACGTTGGTTATCAGTGTGTCATTGTCTCCGTGACATGACAAAAAAAGCCAAAGAAAAACCAGTTATTACCTTAAAAAACATACGGCACAATATGGCTCTCTCACAAGAGACCTATTGTTTTAGCGCCACCGTTTTTGTAAACGGCAATGTGTTTGCACAAGCTGATAATGCAGGACACGGGGCATCAAATAATTATTATCCAGTATCTGGCATTTGGAAGGATATTGGGAAGTTAAATGAGAAAATAGCTCAAACTTATCCACTGACTCCAAAATACAATATGGAGCAAGATTTAGATATAGTTATTGGCGATCTTATTAGTGAGTTTCTGCTCAAACGTGAATTCAAAAAGACGTTAAAGAAAATTACATTTATTGAAAACGGGCAAATTTTCACATTAAAAGCTAAGCACAAGCCAACTATTCAAAATCTTGAGCAAGTTGCAAAAACGTCTTGGGGCAAAAAAGTTATTTTTCTTAACTCTTTGCCAGTAGATGAAGCCTTTGAGTTATTTACTTCAAACCAGTAAGCTTATGAATAAATACCTTTATAAAGTCATTGCCACCTCAGATGAGACTCCTTGGGCTAAAACTGAGCTTACTTACTGCAAAGTAAACAAATGGTTTGAGCATCATCGCTTGGTAGAGGATTATGAGTTTGAGTCAGAATCAGAGGCTGTAGAGATTCTAAACAAATCTTTAAATAAGTTTAATTCTGATATGGTGCTTCGTGTAGAGCTTTGGGATCATCCTGATTACCACGACATTTTTGGATACGACTCAATTACGGTTTACGAGAAACAAGGAGAAAAAGATTTGACGATGTGTGAGAATTAGATACAACCTTGGCAGCAGCTTGCTGCTTTGTGTTTAATTCATATTTAGTGTGTAACAAGCCGGTCTGAGTATTTAGTTGCTCAGGCCGGTTTTTTGTGCTTATTCTAAGAGCATGGCAGGAGGTAGGCCGACAAAATACAAACCAGAGTTCTGCGACATTGCTATTGAGTGCGGTAAGCAAGGCATGGGCAAGGCTGAGATCGCGTCTAAGCTAGGAGTCGTAAGGGAGACGCTATGGGATTGGGGCAACAAGAAGCCTGAGTTTTCTAACGCCCTAAAAAGAGCTTACGAGGAGGGGCTGTCTTGGTGGGAGCGTAAAGGGCGTGAGGCCACGTTTGGAGGGGTTGAGGGATTTAACTCTACTAGCTACATATTTCAGATGAAGAACCGCTTTAAGGAGGACTGGAGAGACAAACACGATCACTCCGTAGAGGTCTCAGGAGAGATTGAGATCGTGATCGGAGGAGAGGATGAGTGAGGTAACATTTGAAGAAGTTGAGAAGCTCGGACAGGTTGAGAGTTACCTAGAATCTGAGGGCTTCCACAACATCACTTCATTTGCGGAGATCACCGAGGGTGACAGGGTGATAGTGATGCTTGGTTCAGATACTCCTAAAGAAGTAAATGTTTTTGGTATCTGTTGGAGCGCGGATCATTTTGAGAAACTAAGTGTTGCGGAAGTTCGCAACGATTTCATGACCGCATATGGCGACGAACAAGACTAGATTAACGCTAAAGCCTCGGAACTGGGTTAGGCCATACCTACAGAGGACAGAGGACAGGGCCTGTCTGGTGGTGCATCGAAGGGGTGGGAAGAGTTTCGGATGCTTGCAGGATCTAATCCTCAAGTGTCACACCCACACGAGAAAGGGATTAGCCTCAGCTCCATTGCGTTACGGATATTTTGCCCCAACTGCGACCCAAGCCAAGAAAATTGCTTGGAACTACCTAAAGACGTTTACTCATCAAATACCTGGCGTCATCAAGAATGAGTCAGAGCTATGGATTCGATTCCAGAACGGGGCGGAGATCGGGCTGTATTCCGGTGAGAACTACGAGCGAGCAAGGGGACTCTACTTTGATGGTGTAGTATTGGACGAATACGCCGACATTCCACCAGACGCGTGGGAGTCAGTCATAGAACCGTGTCTTCTAGACTACAAAGGCTGGGCCACGTTTGTTGGAACGCCGAAGGGTAAGAATGCCTTCTGGAGAGTCTACCAGCACTCGCTCAAAGACCCTGAGTGGTTTTCCCTCTGTCTAAAAGCATCTAAGAGCGGCCTGATCCCACCTGACCAGCTAGCTAGGATGAAGGCTACAAGAGAGAGCAACGTGTTTGAGCGGGAGTTTGAATGCTCTTTCTCGTCTGACATACCTGGAACGATCTACGCCAAGGAGGTGGAAGACGCGCTGAGGCTAGGTCATGTTTGCGATTTTGAGCCTAATCGTGGGCCGGTATGGACGACCTGGGACATCGGATCGCCAGTCAATACTGCTTGTATTTATTGGCAGATCGACGGGATGAGGAGAACGGTCATTGACTGCGACATCTCAGCCGGCATGACGCTAGAGGAACGTGTAGGTCATATGCAGGCTAAAGGATTCAGCTATGGCGGTCACCTACTGCCACATGACTCGGCAGCTAGACAGCCTAATGGACTCACGTTTGCAGAGGAGCTAAGGAAGGCTGGACTGTCAAACGTCCAGACAATCCCTAGAACGCATGACAAGGAGCTGCGCATTAACGCGACGAAGAAAGCATTCCCGAATATCTGGTTTAGAGATAAGCCAACTACGCATCTCAGGGACGCTTTAAGCCAGTTTCATTACAAGGAAGCTACCGATGGAACGGGATGGATCACAAACAAGATCTCTCACGGCTGGGAGTCTCATCCATCTGACGCATTCTCAATGCTAGCAGAGGCAGAGCTACACGATATGCTGACCGATCAGCAGTCACACGCTAAGCGCCGGCGTAGGCCACGCATCAATGCAGGATCTGGATACTGAAGTGTCGTTTGCTTGATATTTAAAGATAGTTGACATATTTACGCAAAAAGCGTAATAAGCGCGTATGGGATTCCTCAGTCCAAAGCCCCCGCCTCCCCCGCCGCCCCCAGCATCACCAGACGTTGGGCGCACTGAAGCTAAGAAGATCGCTAAGCGCAAGCGGAAGCGGAGCATGAGTGAGTCTAGCTATGCTCAGTCAACTAAAGGCGGAGCGGTAAATCCAAACTACTCGACGGGATCTAAGACAGCTCAAGGCCAATGATCGACGAGAACGTAGACACCATTCTCAGAAAGGCTGATTCGCTTGAAAGTGAACTTAATGCCTTCAAGTCTCACTGGGATCTGACAGCGAAGTATTTTAAGCCACAGCTTGATATATTCGCGCAGAATCCCCAGTCGCCTGACGTGACCGGCTTCTCTGGCTTGTATGACACTACAGGGATTGAAAGTCTGGATACCTACTCCAACGGCATGATTGCCGAGGTATTCTCGTCAAATGAGAAATGGATGATCTACACGCCCCAGGATGACCACGAGGTCGATGATGCGGGCCGGAAATGGTATAACAAATGTTCTGAGCTAGCCTTAACTGCTCTCGGTCGCAGTAACTTCTACCAGTCGATCAAGCCGGTCGTCACCGATATGGGATGTGGTGGCACTGGATCATTGTATGTTGAGCGAGGAAATAAGAAGCTACTCAAGTTTTGTTATGATCGATTAGGCACATTTGCCATTGAGAAGGATGGCGAGGGAGACATTCGGACCGAATACCGGTGGCTGACTATGACTGCCTCGGAAATGGCTGATAAGTTTGGCGAGGATAATCTAGGCAAGAAGGCTAAGGCATCGCTAAATGAGATGAAGAAGGGCGGCGAGAAGACTCAGTTCACTGTGATCCATGCTTGCTTTCCTCGCAACAAGAACGGTATCGAAGCTAAGAACAAGCCCTTTGCCAGTATCTACGTCTGCAAAGAAGACAGAATGATTCTAGAGGAAGGTGGATATGATTACTATCCATTCGCCTCGCCAAGAGCTGAGATCTGGAACGACTACAACTACGGTCTAGCTCCAGCATCCAAGGCTCTACCAGCAATGAGAGAGCTAAACAAGCTCCGTAGAGATGTGCATGAGGGTGTAGCTCTACAGGTCAAACCACCTTGGCTAGTGCCATCAGACTCAGTAGATGAGATCTCAACACGTCCTAATGGCGTGACGGTCTTTGACGAGCGCAACGGGATGAAGCCCGAGCAGATGAGGCTCTACAACGACATTAACGCCGGCATGGTATTGATGGAGAACGTGACAGATCAGGTCCGTGGATTCTTCCATGCGGCTCTATTTGAAGCCGTAGCTCAGAAGGACAAGCAGATGACGGCCAGAGAGGTTGCCAGTATTGAGAACGCTGCTCTTCGTCGCTTCCTACCTAATTTCAACCAGATCACTACAGAGCTAACACCAATCTTCCAGAACGTGTTCCTGCTACTGTTCAATGAAGGAGCGTTCCCAGACCCACCTGAGTCTGTAAAGCTTTACCCTGATGGCCCAATGAATGCCGGCATCGTGCCGCTTCCAAAGGTTGAGTTCACCTCGCGCATTGCTCTAGCGATACGAATGATCGAAAACAACGCTATTGACCGCACTATTGAGCGGATTATGCCAATGATTCAGATCGCTCCAGAGCTTGCCGACAACTTTGACCTTGACCAAATGCTTAGAGATAGCGCCCGCAATGACGGTATTTCTGAGGATGTCATCAAGAATCTTCAAGAGGTAATCGAACAGCGCGAGGCCCGTGCAGCAGAGATGGCTCAACAACAGCAGATGATGATGGCTCAACAAGCTGCCAGCGCTGCCAAGGACGCCAGCCAGGTCGATCCTGAGAAGCTTCAAGGCATGATGCAATAATGGACAGACATACACACAACGGGAAGGTTGTTAAGACCCTCCTGTCTACCACAGAAGGGGACGCGCTACTGGAATGGATGAAAGTAAAATTCCAGTTCAACCAGCCGGTGTTCAAAGCAGAAGACGATTACAACGAGACATCCGCAAAACTACGCGAAGGTGGCCGTCACGTAATCATAGAACTAGAGAACCTAAAACCAAGAAACCCAGATGATTGATCCAAGACTATTTAAACTAGTTGGCGACAAGTTTATTCGACAGACTGACATGAAAGAGATCGCCACGCTTGTAGACGGCGAGGTTACAGGTCTTCACCACAAACAGCAGAAGTTCCGAAAGACTCTAGAAAGCCTGATAGGTGACGCATCACCAGCAAAGGTTGAGGTTTCCATTGAGGAACCTAAGACAAAACAGTCAAAAAAGGATGCTCCGGCAAAATATTTCACTAAACGCATGGGCGGGAAGTCAGAGCAAGTAGTTGAGTGGAGACGCGAACACTGGAGTGCAAAGCAATTTAAAGACGAATATGGCGATCTATTTACGGAAGAGAATCTATGAGACAATACGAATTGATTAGAAACGAAGAAGGAGGAGATGCTGGTGGCGGTGCTGCCGTAGCTGATCCTACAGAAGAATACGGCTCAGACCCATCAACCCCGCCAACCTTTGACGCATCAGGAATGTTTGATGCAGATGGCAAGTTCCAAGAGATTGGAGACCGGTTCAAGAATGACAGCGTTGATGCTGACTACATTAACCGAAACTTTAAGGGCAAGAGTCCATCTGACCTAGCAAAGATGCTCAAGGATAACCAGACGGCAGCGCGAGCAAAGTCAGTCAGTTACCCAGGAGCAGACGCCAGCGACGAGGATTGGAGTCGATTCCGTGAAGCTGCCGGTGTGCCAGAGAGCGCAGACCAAGTCATGCCGGAAGACTTTGAGAGCTTCCAAAACGCTACCGGATGGACTGAAGAGGTGGCAACTCCAGTAGTTGATGCCTTAATTCAGTCAGGAGCGCCAGGGCCAGCAATTACTGCCGGACTAGCGGCTGTTCAAGAGGCAGCAGCAGCACAAGCCGAACAATGGCAGGCAGAGGCCCAAGAGCGACGAGAAGCCGGTAAACAACAACTTCTGGAAGCATTTGGAACAGAAACCGATGCTCGCATCAATGGAGCGACTGTCGCAGCCGAAAAGCTCGGAATCCAAGCTGGACTTAGTCAAGAGCAGATTGAAGGCGTCAAGCAGGTAGTGTCGCAGATTGATAGCCCAGAGCTTACTAGGATGTTTGCTCATCTAAGTGATGCAATCTCAGAGGCTTCCTACCGAGGCCCAGGTCAGACAGCCAAGGTCGATGACTTCCGAGGACCAGCCGAAACAGCTCAGGCAATCATGGAAGATAGTCAGCACCCAATGCATGCCAAGTTTATGGCCGGCGACGATGCTGTTCACAAACACGTTGATACTTTACTAGCAAAAGCGAGAGATATTGCTTAACAAATTTCTAGGTGGTCTCTCTCTTCCCATCTAGCACCGAGCCTCCTCCTCTTAGTCATGTCAGAGGGGGAGGCTTTTTGTTTGACTAAATTGATATTTTAGCTTAGAAGGCTATCCATGACAGCTTACCTAGCTTGCTAGACCTGTCTATACAGCCCCAATTTGGCCGCCCTACATACGCCCCTCGCATGGCCTACCAGCATTAGCTGCCCCAATTTTAGAGGTTTCCGTTCACAGACAGCGGCTTTCGTGAACCAAAACAAAAACCTAAACCTTAAAATATTATGCCAGTTAGTCCAACACTCGGTCTGATCGATCAGTATCAGCCTAAATTTGAAAGTCAGTGGCGTCGCCTTGCCCAGCAGGTCGATAGCCGTCTTAGCGGCGCTGTTAGCGTCAACTCCGGTTGCACCGGTGAAGTAAACTACCGCGACCAGATCAAGCCAATTGATGTCACGTCACTAGGTGGTCCAAACTCAAACCGACTTGCAGCAACTGCAATCTCTGAAATCGAAACCCATAAACGCGCTAACTACCCTGAGAAGTTTCAGGCAGTTAAGCACTTTGACGAGTTTGATGAGGTATGGCTTGCAGAGCAGTCAAAGCCCACATCGCAGACCTTCCTTGAGTTTAAGGCAGGATTTAACCGCAAGATGGACGATCTTATCATTGCCGCTGCTACCGGAACTGCAAAGACCGGTGACAATGGCGCTGTAAGCACCGATCTCCCAACCAGCCAAGTTATTTCTGTTGATACTGCTGGATCTGCAGCCGGAATGAACCTTACAAAGATTCTTAATGCTAAACAGCTTATGGAGGAAAACGAGGTATTCGGTCAAGATATTGACGGTGACGAGGCTTACCTTGTCCTTAACGCCAAAGCTCTTCGCGGTCTTTATGATGAAGCTAAGATTACTTCTAGTGATTACGCCGGCGAACTCCAAGCTCTCTACAACGGAGAGATTGACCAGTTCCTTGGCTTCAACTTCATCCGCACCGAGCGCCTTGCGGTCGCATCCAATGTTCGCACTTGCTTTGCTTTTGTGAAGTCAGGTATCGCACTTGATATTTGGCAGAATCCTAAGTTCAAGCTTAGCGAGCGTAACGATTACAATGACGCCGCCCAGCTTCGCGGAACTGCCGCAGCAGGAGCCACTCGCCTTGAAGAAATCAAGGTTGTAGAGATTCCTTGCGACGAGTCCTAGTCCATAGCAACAACCAACAAGGGTCCGTCTGTCTTTCGGGGCGGGCGGGCCTTTCCTTTTTATGAGCAAGATCATTACCGACATCGACATCGCCAACCAAGCGCTTGGCTATTTGGGAGAGCAGACAATTGCAACAATGTCTGAAAACACCAAGGAGGCACGACAGGTCTCGCTCCACTTTGACCAGACGCTCCGTGAGATCATGGAGAAGCATAGGTGGTCAGTAGGCCGGAAACGAAAGAGAATGACGCGATCCGGCGCAACACCAGATTTCGGGTGGTCTTACGCTCACATTATCCCAGAAGACTGCCTAAGAGTCTTGGATTTGTTTGAGCTTTCAGAAGAAACGCCCACACTTAGCCCTGTTCCAATCCGCAAGTTTGAGAAGGAGCCTGGGCTTATCCTTAGTAACATTAAGCATTGCGGCCTAGTTTACATCAAAGAGGTGATCTCATCAGATCTGTCACCACTTCTTGTTAAGGCTCTGGCAATTAAGCTGGCGTCAAAGCTAGCGATCCCTCTCGGTGAGTCCAGACTGGCCGGCGATCTATCTAATATGGCCGACAATGCCATCAAAGACGCATGGCTGAGCGACGCAAGACAGTCACGATCAGGAGAAAACTCTGACTTCCTCCAAAGATCTGAAGAAAACCACGCCGAAAGCGGAAGATACAATGCCTGAGTTTTTGCAGTCTAACTTTAATGGTGAGTGGTCTCCGCTCATGCTTGGCCGTGTAGAGCTGTCACGATACGCTACATCGCTAAGAACGATGGAGAACTTTGCCCCGACCATACCTGGCGGCGCGAGAAAGCGACCTGGCACTGAATATATTGGCGAGGTTCAAGACTCATCAAAGAAAACACGGCTTGAGAGCTTTACGTTTTCTAATGAGGAGTCCTACCTTCTTGAGTTTGGCCATAATGTTTTACGGTTCTGGAGAAATGGGGTGTTATTAAGCAATACTGAAACAACTCCCTACACTGAGAATGATGTGTTTAGCCTGAGAATGACATCGACAAACGACATCGTCTATATCGCCTCGCCTAATCACGCTCCATACAAGCTAACTAGAACATCTGACACTACGTTTGATTTTGCGCTGCTTGAGTTTGAGAAC